AAAGAATATCAAAAACAATGGAATTTAAAAAACAAGGGATATAAAAAAGAATACAATAAAGAATACCGTTTAAAAAACAAAGAACGTGTAAAAAAACACACTAGAGAATACTATTTAAGAAATAAAGAACGTATAGCACGATATAAAAAAGAATACCGTTTAAAAAATAAAGAAAAAATAGCTGAACACAACAAACGATATTGGAAACAATATTATTTAAGAAACAAAGAACGGCTAGACAAAGCACACAGAGAATGGAGATTAAATAATAAAGAACGTGTAAGAGAATGGAGTAGAGAATCCTATTTAAAAAATAAGGACATTATATGATGAAAAGAAATAAGGCATGGACTAAAGAATATAAGAAAGAATATGAGAAACAATATCGCTTTAAAAACAAGGAAAGAATAAACAAGCTCGCCAGAGACCGGCGAGCAAGGAATGTGGAAAGATACAGAGAATATGACAACCGATGGTGGGCAAAAAATAAAGAAAAATATCGGCTGCACAATTTATCGCCTGAAAGACAGGAAAGAAAAAAAGAAATATGGAAAAAATCACATATTAAAAATAAAGTACAAAGAAATAAATATAATCGTGAATGGCATGCAAAGAACAGAGAATATTCACGTCAAGTGAGTAAAGAATATCGAACTAACCCAGCTAACAAAGAAAGATTAAAAAAACTGTGGAGAAGGGGTATGAGAAAAAGATTAGCTAATCCGAATACAAAACTAAAACATTATTTAAGAACGAGACTCCATGATGCATTAAAAGGGAAACATAAATCAAAAAGAACAATGGAGCTACTCGACTGTACTATTGATGAATTGTGGGTCCATTTGGAATCTAAATTTGAACCTTGGATGACCCGAGAAAATTATGGCTTATGGCATGTGGACCATATTAAAGCGTGCTCTAAGTTTGATCTAACAGATCCTGAGCAGCAACAGATATGTTTTCGTTACACCAATTTGCAGCCTCTCTGGGCTCTTGATAACATAAAAAAGGGCAATCGATGATGAGAAAAATACTCGGGCCTCCGGGAACAGGGAAAACAACACGCCTCCTACACTATGCCCAAACTTTTCTCAAGCTAGGAACTCCTCTTGATAAGATAGGGTATTTTGCTTTTACTAAGAAGGCTGCCACTGAAGCTAAAGAAAGAATGTTGGATCAGAATCCAACCATTAAGGAAAAACAATTAGAACATTTTAGAACTCTGCACTCCCTAGCTTTTTGGAAACTAGGAATGAAGAAAAGTGAAGTTATGCAAGATGAACACTACGAAGACATAGGCAGGAGTCTAGGGATAGAAGTAACGGTCTATAGTAATGGAGAAGAAACAACCGGCTTTGTTAATTCAGATAGTGAATACTTTAATATAATTAATGCAGCTCGAATCAAAGAAATACCTATTGAAGAGGAGTACAATACCGATATGTATTCTCAGGATCTCGATCAAAACCTATTATACATTCTCAGAGATGAATTAAATAACTACAAAGAGTCCTATCATCTTAAAGATTTTACCGATATGATTGAAAAATTCATTGTGGCAGAACTTTGTCCGAAATATGACGTCGTTTTTATTGACGAAGCTCAAGATCTGTCGCCGATTCAATGGAAAATGTTTGATATCTTAAAGAAAAACTCTAAGCATGTTATATTAGCTGGCGATGATGATCAAGCCATTTATGGTTGGGCTGGTGCAGATGTTAAAAGATTTCAACAAGAACCGGCAAAAGAAATAGTGCTACCACAATCTTACCGAGTTCCTAAAAGGGTTCAACATATTGCTGACAATATTTTAAGTAGAATACCAGATGAACGAAGATTAGAAAAAAAATGGAAAGCACGAGATGAAGATGGATCTATAAATCCTGTTACTTCTATTGAAGATGTTCCTTTACATAAAGGGAAGTGGTTAGTATTAGCGCGAGTCAATGATAAATTAATAAAACTTAAGCCATCACTAAGAGATAGAGGAATTTATTTTGAATATAAAAACAGAAAGAGTTATAAAACTCATCTCTATGATGCCATTCAAAACTATAAGCGATGGACAAATGGATCCCAACTCTCCATCTCAGAGTGCAGAGATTTATTTGAATTTTTTGGAAAGGAATTTCCGGAAAAGGAAGAAAGACTTTATGATTTAAAAGAATTTGGCTATAGCCCTACTCAACAGTGGTTTGAAGTTTTTGAAACTGAACCTGAAGACAGTCTCTACATTAGAACTATGTTGCAGGCAGGCGAAGAATTATCCAAAGAAGCTAGAGTTAAACTATCAACAATTCATTCAGCCAAAGGAGGCGAAGCTGATAATGTTTTACTCATCATGGATAATACCAAAACTATCAGGGAAGCTATTGAAAAAAGCCCAGATAAGGAAGACGAAGAAAACCGGATTTGGTATGTGGGCGTCACACGTACTAAACAAAATTTATATATTATGGCGGCAAAAAAGGAGGCTAAAGGATATGACATCGAAAGTATACAATAAACAAATTGGAGGATCTCACTATAAAGATATGGTGATGCAGCCAAGCGAGTTTATAAACAAGAACAAATTGCAATTTGCAGAAGGAAATGCTATTAAATATATCTGCAGACATGCGCATAAAGGAGAAGTACAAGATCTAGAAAAAGCTAAACATTATATTGATATGATAATTGAAAGAGATTATGGCCCTCAGGAAAGTTGGGTAGACGGTTATAATAAATGGAAAGAGCTTAAGGATAAAGGAGTTGTTAACGGCAAAGTAAAACTTGGTGATTTAAAAAAAGAAAGGTGTCCACATAACTAATGCGAATTCCTAGATTTGAAGCCCAGACTGAATGGGTGAAGCCGACAGAATTTCCAGACCTAAGACAGGTAGATGAAATTGCAATCGATCTAGAAACAAAGGATCCTGATTTAATTAAAAAAGGATCAGGTTCTATCATTGGTAATGGAGAAGTAATAGGTATAGCCGTCGCCACTTCTTACTACAAAGGATACTTTCCAATTGCTCACGAAGGTGGTGGGAATATGGAGAAAGCTAAAGTGTTATCATGGCTTAAAGATATTTTAGAAGCTCCTTCCACAAAAATATTTCACAATGCTATCTACGACGTGTGTTGGTTAAGAGCCATGGGTTTTAAAATCAATGGAGATATTGTTTGCACCATGTTGGCCTCAGCCATCACCGATGAAAATAGATTTAGATACGATCTTAATAGTTTATCCTGGCATTATTTAGGCTACGGTAAAAATGAAAGAGCACTAGCCGAAGCTGCATCCGAATGGGGCATCGATCCCAAAGCAGAGATGTATAAGCTCCCTGCCATGCACGCAGGATCTTACGCTGAACGAGACGCAGAAATTACTTTAGGTCTTTGGCAAGAACTTAAAAAGGAAATTATTCAACAAGACCTAGAAGATATATTTGATTTAGAAACAGATCTCTTTCCATGTCTAGTCGACATGAGATTCAAAGGCGTTCGCGTTGATATCGAAAGAGCTCATGCCATGAAGAAACAATTAATGGCTGAAGAGAAAGAAATCCTTAACAAAATAAAATCAGAAACCAATGTTGACACTCAAATATGGGCAGCACGATCCGTCGCAAATGTATTTGACATGTTGAAAATAGAATATCCAAGAACAGAAAAAACATCTGCTCCTTCCTTTACTAAAAATTTTTTACAAGAACATAAACATCCTGTCGTAAACCTCATTGCTAAAGCAAGAGAGATTAACAAAGCTCATACCACATTCATTGATTCTATTTTAAGGTACGAACATAAAGGTAGAATCCATGCAGAGATTAATCAGCTTAGAAATGCAGGAGGAGGAACGGTCACTGGAAGATTTTCTTATCAGAACCCAAACCTTCAACAGATTCCCGCTAGAAACAAAGACCTAGGACCCAAGATCAGAAGTCTATTCATACCTGAAGAAGGATGTAAGTGGGGTTGTTTCGATTATAATCAGCAGGAACCCAGACTCGTGGTTCATTACGCAGCTCTTTATAAACTTCCATCTGTCTATGATGTACTTGATTCTTATAGAGAAAATTCTAAAGCCGATTTTCACCAGACCGTAGCAGACATGGCAAAGATTCCTCGTATTCAAGCCAAGACAATTAATTTAGGATTATTTTATGGAATGGGGAAAGGAAAACTTCAAGCAGAACTAGGAGTCACCAAAGAAAAAGCAGCAGAATTATTTCATACTTACCACAGTCGAGTACCCTTTGTTAAACAGCTAATGGATAAGGCTTCTAACAGAGCACAAGAAAGAGGACAGATTAGAACGTTACTTGGCAGATTATGCCGGTTTCATTTATGGGAACCAAATTCATTCGGGATGCATAAAGCATTACCACACGAAGAAGCACTCAGGGAACATGGACCAGGAATCAAAAGAGCCTATACTTACAAATCTTTAAACAAATTAATTCAAGGTTCTGCAGCAGATATGACAAAAAAATCTATGTTAGAACTCTATAAAGAAGGCATAGTAGCCCATATTCAAATTCATGATGAACTTGATTTATCTATTGAAGATGATAAACAGGCTAAACGAATTGTTGAGATTATGGAAAATGCTGTTACACTCGAAGTTCCCAATAAAGTCGACTATGAGTTTGGTAAAAATTGGGGTGACATCTATGATTAACAAGGAGGAAACATGGAAAAAGTTAAACAACTTTGGACATTAGCAAAAGCTAATCCAAAAATATCTGCCGCTGTTGTGGTAGTAATTGTTGCCATTTATTTTTTAGCAAACTAAGGATTTTATGTTGAATGGCTTATCTGAACGCAAACATTCCTGCCACGTATGCGCAGGTAAGGAGAGAGTATCTCTATGACCTTTCCGGACATGTGGGAGAAGCTGAAGACTGTGTCATCTTTGGGTTGGCATCGATTTCAGGGAGTGCGATACTCTTTCACGCAATTATGGAGAATGGAGCTGTATTCTACCGCCTACCAATCTCTGCATTCATACAAAAAGGCTTTGATGTTAAAGAAGTTCCTCGGATGCGACTTGACGAGTTGGAGCTTTGGAATAGTTTTAGTTACTATCCTAGTGTTAGTACTTTTGATATCCTCTTAGGACAATCAGGAAAATATATTGGAAAAGATAAAAAATGGTATCATGGTACTTATCTTTTTACGGTTGACTGGGCTCACCCCGAGAGTAATATAGTCGATACGGATCATTCGGAAATCCCGGCAGAACATAAATGCGCCCACATAATGGCCCTGGAAAACGGAAATTATGCAGCTCAACCCAATAATAGAATTATATGGAGTATTCCTTCATTTACTGTTAAGGATGAAGTGCCATTTGATTGGAAGGTCCAAACCAGTACGTGGAATGTAGAGGATACAGGGAAATGGAAAACAGAAGATACTGATAAGTATTTCTATAACATTGAGGAAAAGAAAAATGATAAAATGGATAAAAAAAAAACTTAAAGAAGCATGGGACTACTTGAACAAAGATGACCGAGACTAGATGTAAAACTTGTAATTGTCTATGCCATTGTTCTGTGCTAAACCATTCTGATATGCTAGGTATCTGTCCGTGCCAAATGTGTAAATGTGATTCAAAAGGAGTCACTGTTGACGATACAAAGGAATGTGAAACGTGCCAATAGACGAAAAACAAACTTGCAATATGCATACCAAAGAAAAAGAAAAATCAGGTACATGTTGTCAAATAAAAGACGAACAAGAAAACGCAGAGCAACGAACGTATGAACATTTTGTTAACGTTGGAACTGCACCAAAGGAGCCAAAATGAATAAACTATTTCTAGTGCTCGCACTGTTATTTGCCTTGAGCGCCTGCTCGGTAGGCAAAAAATGTACCTATACTCAAGATGGAACTAAAATTTCATCATGGGTTTGGTTTTATGGCGGCGACAAACCGATTGATTTAGATAAACTCAATTGTAATTAATTTTTTGAAAATGGTTAACTTCCCTTATGATATACAAATCATGAGCATGTTTATTTTTATTATATTATACTTAGCAATGGATATAATATTCTAATGAAAATAAAGAGCTTAGTTAGGACAATTTCAGATATGGACGTAAACATCAAAGAACAAGACATTTTAGATAGATTAGGCGATCGATTTCGCTGGCCAAAGACATATCCCTGGGGCCAACCCACAGTAGAAGTCATTAAAGAGGATAAAAGATCCTATCAAGATTTTTTCTTGCAAGATGGATTTATTGATTCAGATAAATGTATTAAATATTATCAAGATGGCTACACCTTAATTATTTCACATATAGGATCTCTTCATAAAGAAGCGAGAAAAATTAAAAATAAACTAGATAATTTCTTTCACCTCAATATTAATTGTAATTTTTATTTTGGAACAGGAAAAAAGTCCACATCTTTTTCTTCACATGCTCATAACTATGATGTTTTGATAAAAAATATTTATGGTTCCTCAGTATGGTCGCTCAATAACAAAGAAACAACCTTAGACAGACAAAGGGTATTTTATCTTTCAAAAGGTACTGAGCATATAGTAACGAAAATAACAGACAAAAAATTATCAATGACATGTAATTTACCACATACGAAGGAGACCACTAATTGATGTTGACTGATTTTATAGACGTGATGAATTTTATATTCATTGCTAATGATATGTGGATGTTATGGACAGCCTTTGTTCTGGGTGGGGCTTTTATTTGGAAGATCAAAAAATGAAAATAGGACCTGAACAATCGGTACAGATGCCGATGAAGACCGTAATCTCCCTGATCGTAATGGTCGCACTCGGCACTTTCGGATTTTTCCAGATACAAGAGAAGCTTAACCAACACTCAACTAAACTAGAGATCATGGGGAAGGATTCTGAACTTAATACAGAATTTAGGATCAAATGGCCCAGGGGGCTTTTGGGCAGTTTGCCCGCGGATTCTGAGCAATTCATGTTGATCGAAGAATTATATAAACAAATGGACAAACTTCAGGTAAGAGTAGATGGTATGTTACATAACGAAGTAAATATAACAGCATTAAATAAAGCTGTTGAAAAACTACAAAAGGATGTAGAAAAATTAAAAGATAAGCAAAGATCCTTTGCGAATGGAGCACAGTAATGAAGGAAGTAATTATATGTGTAGCACTATGTATGTTTCTCGAAGGAGAGCTGGTGGAGCACACGTATCAAACCTCGATGGCAGAGTGCCTTAAGAATAAGCGCATTGCAGAAAGAACTGTACAGCCGGAACGCGTCCAATTTGCCTGTGGCAAAGACGTAACAGCTGAAGTTGAATATATAGAAGAAAAAGGAGAGACGGCTCCTCGTACCAGAATCCTGCGTGTTATAGAGTCAGGGTATGAAGAAGGCTTATACGAAGGAAGCACTAGATACTAATGAATAAATGGATCTATGTTTATAGAGTCGTGGTAATCTCATCTATCGTCAGTTTATTCTGGATGCACACGATGACATGTATTTAGTGAAATGGATCATAGCCATTTTAATTGGAACTTCTATAGGAATTGCTATAGGGTTCAGTGTTTACCATTATTTTTTTATGGATAAATTTAGTTGTTGCGGAGTCTATGGATGAAAAAAGTAAGTAAAATAACTAAAATAATTATATCAGTTATCTTCTTGATATTTCTCTTCATCATTTTTGTTTATGGTTAAAAGTAGGAACCCTATAGCTAGGCTCTTAAAACACTTTACACCTAAAAGGTTTAAAGATAAGACTAAATACGATAGGAAACGCGATGGAAAAACTTGGAAAAGATATTTTTGGAAAGGGCTTTAATCTTAAAGCTGAAGTGACCAATGGAGAGTGTCCTCTATGTGATTCGAAAACCGTCTTTGTCTCTATTTATCAAAATATCTATAGATGTATGAATTGCGGTGGTGACACTGAACAAAAAGTTAATGGGGTCATTAGTTATATGCCGATTTCCACCTCTGGGTTTGGTTCTCCTTTAAAAATGGAGCTGAAGCCTAATGAGCCGAAAGCCTAGGGCTTTTGGATACGTTCACGTTCGACACAAACATCGCCAACGCCCCGGACGTCATTCAAAAAGACCCAATAAACACACCACACGTAAAAAATCACGCGGCCAAGGTTAACAACCTTTACAAATAGTAAAAAATTTCTTTACAAAACATTACAAATTAACCGCTGATACCAACGTTTTTTCTTGCATCCCTCCTGGTTGTAACGTATGTAAATTATATGGATAATTTTTCATACTCAAATTGCGTAGTACATGATGACACCCATGGATGGGGCGGATAATTATTTTTTTTACTCCTTGACAGTCCTCCCATAATTTCTTATACTCTTTTCATTATGAGTAGAAAGATAACATTAAATATTAAAGGAGAAAGTAGTAAACAATACACCACTCTCATCCTAGAACTGAACCTAATGGCTCAGTCTTGGAATAAATTCGGGGTTAATATTACTTTACCTGGAAAAGAAAAAATCATTAAATGGGGTAAGAGGACAGGTAAGGATACTCCAATAGAAGCACCAAACTAATGGGACGATCAAACAACAGTTTCACAGGTTGGGTCGGTCAGAGCAATCTTATTGGAAATCGAGTAGAGCTTCCGGAAACAAGTTTATGGATTGCAGTCTTAACCCGAGCAGTTTTAGATGCCTGCAAAGGACCCCCTATGCTAAACATGGAGCTTAAATGTAATCGCTCTCATCAGAATATTTATACCTTTGATCGGGATCAAGCCCGTCATTTTTTTATGGAGGGAGGCTCTCACTTCAGACTTATTTGTGAAATGGCAGGACGCAATCCTGAATACGTTCAGCAAAAAATACGAAAAGTAATTTTAAGAAAAAATGGTTGGAATGTAGATGTTCCTGTTACTTCTCATTATCGACAAGGACCCAAACGAGGGAGAGGAAGACCCAAAAAGAAACTAGGAAGGCCGAGGCTTTATGTCGTATAAAGAAGTTTGTTCATTATGCAAAGGCAATGGCTACATCACAGTCGTGGTGAAAGGAAAAGATGAAACGAAACAATGCTGGCTGTGTGAATCTAAAGGAGAAAAAGAATATAGTCAGGCTGAGGTGGATGACCTCATCTATAGAACTTATTATAAAAAATGAGTGAAACACAGAAATTTGCAGAACTTGATAAACTTGCTGAGGGGTTAAGGGGCCTTACCGAACAGGATCTAGAAAAAGGAAACAACCCCCAACATAAAAAATGGAAGAGCGCTCTCAACGCATTACCCAAGAAAGATCAACAAGAATATAAGGAACAAAAGTATGATGAATCCCTAAAGGATAAAGAATGGCAAAGGGACGGGCGCCAAAGGGAGGAAAAGCTTAAAAAATTATTCGAAAAAGAAATTAGACCTAAAACTAAAGTTGTGTGGTTTTGGTTGGGCGAAAAAATAGTTAAAGAAGAAAAATTATTAACAGAAAAAAAAGCTATGGAGGACCGTATGATTTCCACCAGCGAACTGGACAATCTGATCGTCCAAAATATAGGGGTACCGGAAACTATAGACATTGATTATTCAGAAATAAAAGATATTCCAGTGGCCAAAAATGGCGGTTCTCTTAGACCCTATAAAGACGGCTTCCTCATTGTTAGAGATGAAAATCCAAAACATTATCACTATTTTGAGATATCTGATTACCTGACTCAGAATAAAACAGATGGAGGAAGAATGTTTTTTCATTCTCTATGTTTTGGAAATCATGTACATTATTATCTACGGTCAAATGATGTAGAAAAAGTGGCGCCTTATCAAAATAATCTAAGCTTTTATTTTGTCTTTAAAAGAGCCTATAAGAATAAAGCGTTTAAAATTACTTTTAAAAATAATAAATATCTTACGCATATTTTTAAATTATTTAAAAAGAGGATTTCTTCCGAGGAAAACAATATTAAAGACATTGTATCAAATCTCCCTTCTCGTATAATAATAAATTATATAGAGTCCCTAGGACTCCTCGAGAAGTATGAATTGTACCGAGAGCTGACACAGTCAGAAGAATTAACCCCCGATCAAGAAAAAGATTATAAGCAAAGGATGCTACCTTTTAGTAATCAACAAATATTAAAAGCGGGCTATTATTTTTCAATTTTATCTAAATTTTTAATGATGATAGTAACAACGGCCGGAATTTTACAAAAAAACAAAGGAGAAAAATTTAAAGACACTATATTATCGCGCTTTGTGAATTTAAATCCTAAGGATTTCAATGCCTTAACACAAAAAATGTTGGAAGTGATAGATGATGCGGGAATAGTGCCTAAAAGCATAATTCCTTTTGTGGAAAAAATTATTACAGAAGGAAGAAATAAAAAAAAAGAAGGAACAGCAGATTCATTAGACTTACTAAAAAATATGACTAATTTAATTATTGCATATCACCATACCGAAGAAGGTACCTCTCTCCCTATCACCGGTAAAATTGATGTAGAAAATGCCACCGACATAGACTGTTTTCATTACTGGAATTATATCAGTCTTTTTAATTTAGTGAATGGCTGTCTCGATAAAAAAGATTTTCCTTTACTTCTGGAAGAAGGAAAAATTTTTAATGACAGGGAATTTCATAAACATGTTCATGAATTTAAAGAATCCATTGCCAACAGTCCTTTTCAAAACCCCAATGAAACTTTCAACCTAGATCCCGACACCAAAACTCAAATCTCTGAAATTCTAACAGAAGCCATGGAACAAACGACAGGTCTTCTGATACCTTATAATGCATGTGTTGAAGTCAAAGATGATCCTGTATTTAAATACATTCGATTCATTGAATATGAAAAATACATAGCAATCTTTGCACATGATGAAAAAGATCGATTCATCTCTGAAATGTATGTAAAAGGTGAAAAGGAATTTAGGTACTGGTTATACAATAGCGGTCAAGTGTTTGATTCTAAAGTAACCGACTCTTCAAAACATCTTTATCTAAAGCTGGCCTGTTGTATTCGAGATTGGAAAGTTTTAATTGAACGAGATTCCACAATGAAATACCGGGGTCCTAGAGTACCGACAGGTGTAAAATCCTCTCGACCTCGACAAATTTGGTTACCAATAACTAGCTATAAACGCTCGACTAACCAAGAGCAAAAAAGCAGAGAAAAAGTATTCTTTAATGAAAGTAGAAAATTTAGTGGAGATAGAAGAGCCCATAGAAGAAAACTTCAAAGCGGAATGAAGGCTTCCAAGCTTCAAATGCTTTTGGCTGAAGATGCCAATATATATGTTGGCGATGGTTATACATTCGTTAGAAAAACGGAGTGGGGTAAAATTAAAAAAAGTAAGAGGGAACTTAAATATAGAAGTAGAAGTTTAAATGGACTCTTTTATAAATCCGATTATGAAGTTAAAAAAGCGAAAGAAATAAAGGACCTTTCACCCGCTGGATTTGAGGAAAGGATGGAAGACTATGTTGCTGAAGATAACTGGAAAGTTAGATCTAAAAAGAATTATGAAGACTCCGGCAGTGGTGATGGAGGGATTGATATTAAGGCTATTAAAGAATTTAAAGATGGTACTATAAAAGAGTTAATCGGACAATGTAAGCATCCAATGATTTCGAAAAAACCTATTGGTCCTGGTGTTCTTCGAGAATTAGTAGGAGCTGCGGCAGATGTTGAAAGTAAATATGAAAAAGTTCTTATGTGTATGACGAGTACCTGGTTTACGTTGGGTGCGATAGAATATGCAGAACGACACCATATCACCTTGGTGACAGGGGGAGATTTATTAAAATGAGATACGAATATACAGTAACCAAAGAAGGTGGCGAAGTTGAAATCATGAAAGCCATGAGTTGGAAAAAGCTTTTTAAATCGTTATTATTGAAGTATCCTAAATTTAGTGGATGGTGTACCTACATGAATAAAAAAGGACACATGCAAGTAAGGAATTTTAATAATGGAAAAGAAACAAAAAAATTATGACAAATCTATTTACAAACCAAAAAGAAACTGATCGTGCGATTCAAGCCGCAGTGGATCAGGCGAATAAAGTATCGGAGCTGAACACAAGGACTCACTGCGCGGGTTGTGGGTGTGCTCCTAAACCTGATGGATGGTCAACACAGAATAAGAACTATTGCTATGATTGTGCATGAAAAGGAATGATAATAGAGGAAGAAATTATATCAAAAATACCCAGAGACTATATTTTTATAACAGGTACAGTTAATCTAGATTCAAAATATTTTAAAAAAAGAATAGACGAAGGTGTTAAAACTTCTAGCATAAATTATAAAACTAATGTGTGTGGTAAACATACAAGCTGGAAATTTTTTAACAGTGATGAAAAGTTTTTAATTATATTATTCCAGATACTAGACCACTTAGAAACTTTAAATATAAATTTAGAAAAATTTAGTCTTTGGGAGTCGTGGGGACTCATAGAAAGCTTTGGAGGCTATACAAAAAGACATCATCATGATCCTTATTATCTTTCAAGTGTCCTTTATCTTAATGATCATCCTCAAAAATTATACTTTCCCGAGATTAAGCAGGGAGTTACTCCTAAAAAAGGACTGTTTGTTATCTTTTCTTCTTTTTTAATACATTATACTAAGAGAAATCTGGAGCATAAAGAAAAATATGCTATTTCATTCAACTTTAAAAAGGCAGTTATAGGAGATAATATTTAAAAATGAAAATTTTAATGATTCTAGGAACCGGAGCAATCCTCACGTTTCCAACTATCGATCCAGCTTTTGAAGAAGTTAAACCCGACTGTTTTAGTCAGGGTTATGCCGTCCTCGAGAAATTAGCCACGTATCAGGACACAGGAAACAGGGACCAGGGCTGGTACCTAAATGGCACCAAAATTCAAGTTGCAGGATTTTATTGTCAATAAGTATAGACTAATTTACAATTATACTTAGTTCCTAGTTTATATTTATTCACGTCAGCATACCCCATCTTAGATAAAAGTTTCATAGATTCTACCTGAGCATTACGGGAGCATTCATACCAACTATCATATGTGGTAGGGTATTCCATCGGGGCCAAACACGCGTTTCCTTGAAGAAACGAGCACACCCATATTATCAATATATACTTCATACTTGACAGCTATTATATTATGGGATATTCTCCAGAAAAATATGCAAACAATCTATGAAAGAGGTATAACACATGACGGACATTAGTAAATATAAAAACGTCAGTCTATCCCATAAAACCTATGAGATGATTGATACACTTAGAAAACAACTTGTGGCCAACACCGTTCTAAGTCGAAGCCAAACCATTAGTATTTTAGTGAATGAAAAAACAAAAAAACTAAATGGTAAGACCAAACAAAAATAACATTAGGCTTTGCCCACGCTGTAAGGGAAATGGGTACATAAAAGTACCTAACAAATCGGTTGAAGAACCTGGAAAAGAAGTTACAGTGAGCTGTACAATGTGCGACAATTTAGGAGAGATAGATGATCCGAACGATACTATTATTATTGATGCTGACGGCATTCACCGGTTGCAGTGAGTTCGCGATTCTTATGAGCGGAAGCTCCTTAGCTATTAGCCAGAATGCTTATGTTAAAGCATACAACGGGGTAGATGTGCTCACCATTATGGCAACGGAAAAAGATATAAAGAAACATGTTTATGAAAAAGGAAAGCAATATATTTATGACAAAAGTTTGGGATACATTAAAAAATAAAACAAAAACATTACATGAATTAGTGAAAGAATTTCCTAATAAAACTTATAAAGAATTAGAAAAATATAGAAACGCTGATCGTAATGAAGAAGCTCAACAAATTTTTATTCAACAAGAAAATGAAGAATTAAAATGGGAACAGAAGTATAAGAACGAACACAAACTCAGACAAGAAGCTGAAACAGAAACGATCTTGGTTAAGGGTATAGGAATGAATTCCCCTGAAATGAAAGCAGCTAATAAAAAGATAGAAGAACTACAATCTAATTTAGACAGAATAAAAAAAGAGAACAACGATCTTTACAATCGCATCGCCAAGCTAACGGATCCAGAAAAAAATCTTAAGAAAGCAAGGGAAAGTGGTCTGTGAGAACAATGTCACCGACCGAAGCAGCCTACGTGGCTGGGATTATCGATGGCGAAGGCTGGGTCGAGTACCGGTATGTCCAGCGGAGACGCAACACGCGTCCAGGGAAACCCATTTATCGAACCTTGATTATAAGAATGGAGGTACCCCAAGTGGACGGCCGACTCATTGATTACTTGATGAAGACAACGGCAGAAGGGAACAGGGACATCAAACGATATCCCAAGCATCCCACTTACAAAGACCAGCATCGCTGGCGCCTAAGTCATCACGGTGTTTACCGGGTGCTGAAGCAGGTCTACCCGTATTTAATTGTAAAAAGAGAAAAAGCACAACTCGTTATTAAACATTATGACAAGAAATTTTTAAAAAAAACTTTTGGAAAAGGGAAATTTGGAAGTATATGAACGAGGAAGATAAAATTTACCATGATCTTTTGGATCATGTACTACACTTATTAGAACACGAGCTGCCTGTGGAAATGGTTGCAGCCTCGTTAATGGCAATTGCACAACGACTTTATAGGACACATTTTAATGAAGAAGACTATCAACGTATCATGAAGATTGCGTATGAAACGAAGGTCGAACCTTATGATGTCTCCAAAGGAACTTTGCACTAATGTATAAAGAAATATGGATATAATAGATAATTTTTTAGATAAAACAGAGTTTAAGAATATACAAGAAATTTTGATGGGAAGAGATTGTCCATGGTATTATAATAAATATATCTCCGGTCCAAAAGATGATAAACCCTTATATTTCTTTACTCATTATTTTTTTAGAGATGCAATAAAAAGTAATTTTTTTTACTTATGGAAAACCCTTCTTCAAAAATTAGATTGCAAAGCTTTAATCAGAATTAAAGGTGGCCTCTATCCTTCGTATCCCAAGGTAAGGCCTAATAACTTTCATGTAGATTTTCCTTTTAAACATAAAGGATGTATTTTTTATATAAATAGTAATAATGGCCCTACGGTTATTGAAAAAAAATCCATTCTTCCTAAAGAAAATCGGGCTGTATTATTTAATCCTTCTATTCCTCACCGAAGCAGTTTATGTAGTGATGAACAGGTGAGAATAACCATAACTTTTAATTATTTTTAGTGGAATAAATGTATAAACCTTTACCTGAATCAGTCACCATTAAACAATCTGGAATCAATGGTCTAGGACTCTTCGCCGATCAAGATATCAAACAAGCAACGAATCTAGGAGTCACTCACATTAAAATGGATGGAGTTATTGTCCGTACACCGCTCGGAGGATTTATTAATCATTCCAACACACCGAACTGTGTGAAGGTTGAACTTCATGCCAATGGGAAAGAACCCTTCCGAAAGAAATGGAACCTAGTGACACTTCAAGATATTAAAAAAGGAGAGGAAGTAACTGTGAGGTACACATTTTATAAAGTATGAAAATTCTTCCCATATCCACTATTCCCATATGCTCAAATGCCTTATTTATTTATAAACTAGGTATACGGGAGGACGTGGCTTTAAAATTTAAAAAAGAAAAGTTTAAATCTGTGTGGTCTCCAACCTTAATATCTGAGGACTTTAATATTTTAAAAAAATATAAAGAACTTAATAAAGAAATTAATAAAGCAGTAGGCGCAACTATTAAAGAAATACTCATGTTGAAAAATATTAACTATAGAATATATAGTTCCTGGCTAACTAAAACAAAACCAGGAGGTTTTTCAGCTTCTCATAACCATTGTAACTCGTGGTTGAGTGGAATTTATTATCCCAAAGGGGATCCTGGTTTTACTGTTACCTTTTCTTATGATCATATAACTCCGTTTTTTACTCCACCCACAGAATATAATATATTTAATTCAAGGAGTTGGTCTATCACTGCTGAAGATAATCTCTTAATTTTATTTTTTAGCCAACTAAGACATAAGATTATGCCCAATCAATCTAAAGAAGATCGATTTTCATTATCATTCAATTTAGTGCCGAAAGGAAAGTTTGGTAAAGAGGATTCAAAAGGAATATTTTAAAATGAACAAAGAAAAAAAACCTAGCATCTTCATCGCGATGCCCTGCTACGACTCGGTCAAGATCAACACCATGCTGTCAATCTTTCAACTGATTCAACAACTCGGTCAGAGTAAAATAGAGGTAGGAATCAATACCATGAAATCGCCTCTGATTCATCAGGCACGAAACTATTTAACTTCAGTATTCCTGACGACGGAGTACACGCATTTACTGTTCATCGACTCCGATGTGGAGTTTGGAGCGGAAGTCGGACTCAGAATGCTGGTTGCCGATAAAGATATTATCACGACGCCTTACCGGGCAAAGAATCCAAATCTTAATACCCATACCTACACCGTGAAGTTTGCTGATCCTAAAGTCGTGCCGATTCTTCCCG